TTTTAATTCTCCCGCCATAGACATAAATAAAGCAATAACTGTTTCAATCATTAGTGTTTCCCATTAGAGAAGTTAATATCTCTTGTTGAATCTTTTAATCTTTCCACATCTTTTTTAAGTTTAGTTATTTCTTTTTCAAATGTTTTTAACATCACTCCCGTATGAATATTTTGGTCCAATAACTTTTGATGTTTTTCTAATTGTTTAGACATATATTCTATGAGCATAAATTGTTCTTGGTCTATAGGTTTTTGAACACTAGCTTCTAGTAAATCTTTTTCAAATAGTTGATTTTTAGTTTCTAACTTGTTTAGTCGTTCAATAACTCCAAAAGCAAACCAAGCACCTGTTACTATCGCAATTAATAAACCAATTAAATTTCTTAATGGTAATCCTATATTTGTGTTCTCACTTATTTTCATTATTTTTTCTCCTTTGGTCCATATAATACTATGTCAGGGTTTTCTTTTTTATAGGTTTCTTTTAATTCATCCCACAAAGAACCAGTGGGTCTAGTTTTCTCTCCCTCACCAATGCCTTTGCAGTATTGCACTAACTCAGAAAAGTTTTTATTAGATGCTAGAGCTAAATTTTTATTAACCGAACCACACTTTTTGTATAGCTCTAATTGCTGTTTAAGCTTGGCATTTTGTTTTGAAGTTTTGCAATCAGTGCCTAAATATTTTCTAAAAGTTAATCTCAATTCTTCTGAGTTTCTGTTGTTATCATTAAAGCTGCTATCGTTTTGATTATAATCATCTTGTCTACCTGTAATAGTAAGGTCTACTTCTCCACATCTAGAAGCACCATCATTAAGATAATCATTTCTAGCTTCTGCTTTGAAACTAATTAACAAAAAACTAACGGTTAAGATCTTTAATATCGTAGTCATGTTCTCGTACCTTGTCGGCGAGCACTTCGTATAAGTTCTCGGCCATCGTCCACGTTGCTTCTGCTGCAGACAATCTTGTTTTTAAATCATTAATCTGATCTTTAGAAACACTCAAATCTCTTTTAATATTTACAATTTGTTGTTCCGATGCATTAATAGTATCGGTTAAATTAACTACGTATTTAACACCAGTAAATGTTCCTACCAAAACAGAGGCAATGACTGGTACTAATATAAAATTTTTCTTAAATAACTCCGCAATATTCATGCGACCCCCTTATTAAATATTTTTAGTGGGTATTTGTATGTGTTTTAAAACTTTCCCTTTTTGGGGCCCTTCTTTAATAACATAACCGGTAGTCCCATTCCCGTTAATATCTACCTCTTTTCTGCTTTTAAAAAGAGTTTCTTCTGTCAATTTTTTTAATTTATCTTCGTTTTCCTTAGCTATAAAATCTTTCAGATGTGGTTTGGTAATACTTTTACCTCCGGCAATATCTCTTAGTTCTGCCTCCCTATCTAAATATTTATATTCAATCTTAACGATGTCAAAATCTTTTTTAATTTTGTTGCATATTTCTTCTGGATCAAATACCCCACAAGAGTATACGTCAAATTGCATTAAAGCTGGAGAAGGTTCATCCCAGACATGCATCACGATGTGTGATGTTTCTATAATAGCTGCGCCGGTAATACCTCTATTACCTGGAACGTTATGGTAGATCACATAAGGACCCATCAAGACCTTCATGTTAATACATTTAATGAAGTCTTGCAACCATTCTTTTAAAAAAGTTTCATCCATAGGAGGACTAACTGCTTCGGCACGAACAATTAAATGTTTATGTACCAACACTTCTGTCATGATTAATTAATTTGTACGAATGCAATAACTCCACTAACTAATGCACCGATTAAAATGTATAATAATTTATCTACCTTGCCGTGAATTTTATCTATGTCCTCATGAATATGTTTTTGGGTACAACGAATATTGTCTACATCTTTTTTCACACCAGTCACATGACCAGATGAAGGTACGATAGGTTCTCCAGTTGTACGTGGTTTTTTACCGTTAGCCATAATTAATCTCCTGGGTCATCGTGGGTTCCTGAACCTGAATCTGTGTCATCATTAGAATCATATCCACTACCAGTTTCGTTACCTCCATCTGTACCCTCATATTCCATTTTTTCTTTTAAACTAACATCCTCATCTGGTCCTCTTACATTTCCAAATCCCGTATCTATTGCATCTTTAACGCTTACTTGGTTTCCACCAAATCCTACCTCGTCACCAGATCGTCCAAAATCATAATCAGGTAGTTCATTAAAATCAATTAATCCTCCATAAAGATCCCTAGGATCATTATAGCCAAGAAGACCTCTACCAGCATCATAAATACCTTTACCTACATTATACATTCCTAACAAACCTGCTGCTTGTGGAAAAGCTAAACCTATTCCCGTATTAACAGCTACTCTTCCTATATAACCTAACTTATTATATCGATCCAATAAATCTCCAATACCACCTGTGCCGCCTCTACCTCCGCCTCCACCTGTTCCACCATCTCCGTTATCAGAAGGAAGAAGAACATCTCTCGCAACTTGTGGAACTCTAGAAGTTAATCCAGCAATACCACTATAAACATCACTTGCCGAAGGTACATACTCCCCTATGTTATTTAAATATTCTTGATATGCTTGGTAAATATCAGCCATTAACTTAATCCTCTTTGTCTTAAACGCATTTGTTGTTCATCAGGACTTAATAAAGCACTTTCCGTTGGTGTCAATCCTTGATTTAACGCTGCCATTGGAGGCGCAGGCGGCGTTACTATTTGAGCATTTGGTTGAGGTTGTGGAGCTAATGGTGGAACCATAGTCACTTGCTGCTCGCTGCTAGCTCCTGGGGCCTGGCTTAAGTAATCGGTTAAAGGCATCTCTATATTAAAATCGTCATTTAAATCAAGCTTAAACATATCTCTTCTCATTTCTTGAATGGTTCTAAATGTATCTCTACTTAATCCAGCTGGAATTTCTAGATCATTAAACTCTTCTCTTAATGCTTCTTCTTGTTCTTGAAATTTTTCTCTAGCTGTTTTAGTTACATCAAAAGGAATAAATTTATCTCTACGAATAGCGTTGTAGTTTTTACTTTCCTGACGTTCTTTAAACAAACCAAACAAATCTTTTCTATCTGCTTCTAATATTTCTGCAGCTTGTATTTTTCTTTTTAATGTTTGAAACTCTTTAAAACGTTGTTGATTCGCTACATAATATCTTGAAATAATAGTATCTTCATCAATAGCACCACCTTTTAATACATCTGACGTAAATAGACTTCTTGTTTTTCTAATACCTTCTTTAAAGTCATTAATTTTATAGTTAAGACTTTTAATCGGATTTAAAGGAATAGCTCTTAATCCTATTAATCCTGCTAATTCTTTATCTACGTCATATTTTTCTCCACGTTTTCCTGGAATTTCTGCCATGGCTCTTACTAATCGATCTGTTTGTTTATACGATAAAGGAGCCACTTCTATAAATGCATACTTAGCAGCCTTAGCTATTTTTTCACCCCAAGGAGCCCTATCATTCCATAGCTGTCTTCCATCTGCAGTTCGACCATTTCTAATAATTAAATTATTCATAACGTTGAACCAAATAGATTCATCTACATAAGGCCGAATAAATCTTCCCAAACCTTTAGCAAAACCTTTTAGAACTCCTACGGTTAAGGGAGCATCCGGATTAAACGCATCTTCTGAATTTACCCCAGCAATAACCGATTGAAAGGGATTGACTACAGTATCATAAACTAAAGCTCCGGTTCCATCTATGTAATTAAAACTACCATCTTTGTTTCTAGTTAAAAACAAAGTAGAGGTTTCTGAAAAACCTGGAATAAATTCTCTAGCCGCAGAAATCATTTCTTTAGTAATTCCATACATTCCTGCTACCATAGCGGTAGCTACTACCGGTGCCGTTGCTGTTGCAGCTCCAAATCCAACTAATCTATTTAATCCCACTGTTTGTAAAATAGGATTTTGAGCTTCTTTTAATCCTAACTCCGCAATATTAGCAGCAGTTCTGGTTACTTCAATAGGAAACGATACAAAGTTTCCAGTAGGTAATCTTCTACTTGCTTGTCCAAATTGTCCTACGTATGCATAATTAGGAACCGTGTTTCTAACAATATTAGCAGCTTCTCGCATGATAGAAAGATCATCCGGCATTTTTTTTATTTTACCTTGTTTCAAAGCTTTAGCGTACGCATTTTTATAAGTGTCAAATTCTCCTAAAAAATTAAATATTTTCCATTGATCATCTTCTGCTACATATACATCGGCTGCTTTCTCGTATATTTTTTTCATGGCTTTTCCAAACCTACCAAAAAATTTCATATACACATCTCCACCACTTCCAATATCATCTAATAACCCTGCAATATCTCTTGCAGAAGCAGAGGAACTTACGACTTGTTCTTCTAATAAAAATTTATACAGTGCCTGATCTTTAGGTGCATTACGATATAATATTTGTGGTTGAATTGTGTTAAACGCTTGTCTAAAATTTTTTACCATGGTAACCGGGTTTTTAAATAAATTACCAGTCCCTAATGCAAATTGAGCAGAAGTGGTAAAGTTTCTAGCATGAGTAAAAGGACCTAACATCGTTTTGGATATTTGAGTTAACCCTTTAGGAATTAAAAATAAATTTTTGTAAATAGTTGTTTTTGCTATATCGTCAAATAATAATTTTTCACTAAAATTAAATGCGTCCTGCAATTCTCTGGTAGTAAACTGACCGTTTAAAGGATTGGTATAAACAGATTCCCCTAAAGGAGATTTTATTTGCATGCCTTGTGGATTAGCAATGACTGGTTGATTTCTTAAATTTTTAATAGCTTCCACACGAGTAGGATACACCGCAGCACGTTCTCCTCTTTTTATTAATTCTTTAGATTGTTGTAAGACTCCATTATAAAAATTATCTTTAGCCGCCAACGTAGATAGATCGCTCATGGTATTAATAATAGTATTTCTTATATCTCTTTTTTGACCAAAAAATCTTTGAAAAGCTCTTAAATCTTTTTCAGATTGAATTAAAGTAGTAGGTTTAAAAGCACCTCCTTTAACATTATCTGCAATGTTAATAAGTTGAGTTGCCTTATCATCTAATACACTTAATATGGTTAAAGGAAATTCTGGGGTTTTAGTAAGAGGATTAAATGTAATGTTATTATAAACATCATCTATAATGTCATCCAAATCTTGAGGACTTAGATTTACTTTATTTTGTTTTGCATATCGGTTAAATACTGCTTTGACTTCGTTAATAGCAGATTCTGCAGGTTTATAATTAAGCATAGGAAGAATACTTTTACCTTCTGTTATTCTATATTCGGAGTTAAAAATATTTCTCATTCGGTCATTCATAATTTTAGAAAACTCTGAACTAGACGCGTTAATATTTTTTCCTTGTAATACTGTATTTTTAAATACATTCATTTGATTTCTAACTTTCATCATTTCTTGCACTAAAACATTTCCTTGTTTTTTAGTAAGTCCTATTTCATCTAAAAAACCATAGAATTGATTTAATTGTTTGCCATTAAATCCTTTAAAGACCACATTGCCTCCTTGAATAACATCATCCGTAGAAGTTAATAATTCATCTAATCTTCCTATTAATCTTTTCCAAGCAGGATTACGATTAGACATTCCTGATTCTTTAGCAATGTTATATAAACTTTTATCAATGTCTTTAATTAAATCTCTAGCAGTAATTTGACCCGCTGCTATTTGTCCTTCTACTTTTTTAACTCCTTCAAACAAAGCTTGGCTTTTTGGCCCTCGAGGTCTAAAAGGTTGTGCTATATATTTATCAATCAATCGATCTAATTGATCATCACTGTACTTTAAATCTTTACCTGCTTCAGATATTCTTTTTGCAACTCTATTAATTCCATAGGCAATAGGAACAGACACCACTGCACCTTCTGCTCCAAATTTAAATCGATTATATAATCTTCTGAGTGCCTCATCTTGTGTCGTAAATTTCTTGTCTCTATCTAAAGCACTAGGTCCTCCTAACACATCTCCCCATGTTCCAATTCCTTCTAAATCTGCTACTAGAGCAGTTCCCGTAGCTCCTCCTAAAGTAACAGCAGCAAAATTTTGTTTTCCTGATAATTTATTAAAATTTTTAGCACTAATAGAAGCCTTCACCGCCCCTGGATTAGCTCTTGCTACTTTATTTAATTTAGCAGCCTTAGACCATTTACCATAAATTTGTTTTGCTTTAACTGCTGCTTTGACTCCATAACTTGCTCCTACTCTTCCAAAAGCATATAATTGACCTAAAGCAGAAGTTAATTTTCCTACCGCAGAGTCTTTTATAACATCTTCTGATCCTTGTACTATTTTACCAAATACAGTATCGCTAAAATATTTTTCTAATGCGGCCACTTTTCCTTGATCCACCGGTACTCCTTCATCTTCTAAAGCATCTGCAATTTCTGCAGTTAAAGATACTACCCCGTAAGGAACTTTAATACTAAGATCTACAATTCCCGCTACAAATCCATTAATAGGATCCACATCTCCTAAAGGAGTTAATTTATCTTCTGGAACACCTTGTACTCGTTCTGCTATTCTTCTAGCTGTTTTTCCAGCTTTTAAAAAAGTATCTCCCGCTAACTCTACGTTTTTAGGTCCAAATAAAATATCGGAAACAGGAGTAGGTTCTCCCGTTCGTTCTGGTACTTGTATAATTTTTTTAGGTTCTTTTTCTGATTCTTCTGGAATCAATTGGTAATCGGACTCGATATAGTCTTCTATATTATTAAATTCTTCCGCCATGGAACCTCCTTAGTATCCTGGTGCTTTTACAAATTTTGTTCCGTCGTATATATAAATTTTTCCGTCAGCTGGACTAACGTATGCTCTGCCAGGACTATATTTAGTTTTTTTACTATCAGTCGCTTCTGGTTTAAAAGATCCTATTCCAGTTTTAGGATCTACTATAATTATTTTAGTATCCAATATAGTATTACCTACGTCTAATTTTGCTCTTAGATCTGGCGGTATTTTATTAGATTGGAGAGCTATTTTATATTTAGCTAGATTAATTGCTTCAATTTCATCATATCCTGCGTCTTCATATTGTTTTGCCGCTTTAATTATTCTATTTTCAGGCGAGTCTCCTTTTAAGAAAGGAGAGTTTTCTTTCATAAAATTATCCAATACTAAACCTAATGCTTCATTGTAAGGTATTTTTCTTTGTTGAGCTACTAAGGCAGCTCTTTTTTCCAAAATATCTCTATCATCTTTAGTTAAATTTTTAACTGCTTGTATTCCCGCTTGGGTTCTAAATTTTTCAGCTTGCGCTGTTTGTTGTGCATTTAAACCGGCACCTATTTTTGAAGCTTGTCCAAAAGCACCTCCAAACGTTTGAAGTGCCATAGGGTCTTTAGAAGCACTTGCACCAAATCCAGTTATATAATTTCTTATACTATCTGCTTGGCTAGGAAGCATCTTTTGATATTGGTTTTCAATCAGAATTTCGTAAGGTTCTTTTTTCTGTACGTTTCCTTGATCTTGATAATTTTGTCTAGGAGTTAATCCAGAAGTAATACCAGTGCCTTCAGAAGTAGAACCTCCTTTTCGAAACATAGGTCTTTTAAATATATTAGGCATGGTTACCTACCCATTAATGACATTAATCCACCGTAAGCACTTCTTTGTCTTGATTGTGGATTGAACATTCCATATAAACCAGCTAACGTTTGTGTTGCTGCCAAGGCAGGGCTAGTCATAATAGGTGCTTGAGGTTGAATTGGTGTACCACTTGCAACTGTTCCATATATATTTGCAGCAGTCCCTAAACGTTGTAGTGGATATTGTTCCTGTAAAATATTTCCTTGTTGGATCGCATCTAAAATAGATTGAGAATATGTTTGAGCTCCTGCTCCCGTTGCTCCTAATGCTCCGGTAATTCCAGTCTCGAATGCTTCTTGCGATCGGCCTAATCCTAATTGATTATTTAATGCCTGTTGTTGTAAACTTTGTGCTTGTGTTAAACCTTGTTGTCTGAGTGCCGCTATTTGTCCTGCATCTGAAATATCTCTACCTCTTAAATATTCTGCTTCTCCAATTTGTCCTCGTCCTTGTCCATACGCTCCTTGCGCATATTGACTTCCTCGTAATGTATTTAACCCTTTTGCTCGCTGCTCGTCTAATAGTGCTTGAGTCGCGTCAATAACTTCTGTTTGATACGGAGACATATACGATTGATATGCACTTGGCGCAGCTAAATCTTCTGCTGCTTGTAAATAAGGTTGATATGCTGCAACACCGGTTCCAGCGCCTACTCCAGTTACATCTCCTTGAGGAGAAAATTGTAAAGAACCCAGTCCTGCTTGCGTTGCAGCTCTTTGTTGAGCTTGTTGAAGTAAAGGATTAAATTGAGCAACCTTTGGCGCCATCCCAGCGATATTAGCTGGTTGATTAAGTTGTTCGATGGTAAGATCGGTTATTCGTTCACCCGCAGGCTCTAAAAAAGGAGCAGGAGTCGTAATGTTATAAGCCATTAAACCATGCCTCCATTTTCAAGTTGTTTCATCATAGCGTACATTTTTCTAGCTCCTTCATCAACATCTCCATCACCAGCTTCTCTTACTGCATCGGCTGTAAACACAAATTCATTATTAGATAACATCGCAGGGATATCATCTTCTTTTTCTTTTATACCAATTGGTGGAACAAAACCACCCTGATCTCTATAATCTAGTTCTGCAATTCCTTGTTGATTTTGTCTAGGATTACCTACCGGCATTCCCATTTGATCTGCTATTTGAGGAGCCGCCATAATTCCATCTTGTACTGAATTTCCATATGCATAACTCATTCTTCCACCATATCTAGCAGGTGCTCGTACTACATCGGCCGCAGTAAAAGATGCTTTAGGAGCAGATGCTACGCTTGGCGTATACTGAGCTCGTTTACCAGCTTTAGCTGCTTCATATTTTCTTTGAATTTCTTCTCTTGCTTCATTAATTCTTTGTCGATCTAAGTAACTTATAACAGTTCCTGCAAGATACGTAGTTGCTTTCATTAATTTTTCTAAACCTGCCATGTCATCTGGCACAATGTTTCTAGCTAATTCAAGAATTTTTCCAGGTGTTTCTTTAACCAACTCTGGTACTTCTATATTACCAAGTACGTTTGAAATACTTTCAATCCCTCCTGAAATTGAATCACCTATACCTCCAAATACATCTCCTAAAGATTTATCGACTGTAAGTAATTCATCTATTTCATTTCCTGGAATTTGTTTAGTTCCAAAAATAGAACTTGTTCTACCTGGTATATTTAAACCATCTGCACCAGTTGCTGTTCCAAAAGCATACGTTGCTCCCGCTTGTTTCACAGCATCACTGATACTTCCTCGTTGATCAAATCTTCCGATGCCTCTCATAGCCGCTGCAACACCTGGTTGAAAAGGTGCAACAAACGGTGCAGCTTTCACTGCAATATCTGCTATTTCATTAGGTATAATTTTTCTAATTCGTTTTTTAATACTGCTTCCTATTCCGTAGTTCTCTCTTGCTACGCCCATAATTCCGCCGTTTTGATATAATTGTCTGTTCATCTGTGATCTAGATATCATAATCCTTTAAATATTGTTAGTAATGAGGCAGGCACAAAAGTCCTGAAAATACATACTTTACTTGTTTTTACAGTATAGGTCAATCTTTTTTAAAATCAAGATCATCCATAAACCTACCGGTATATCGGTACTCACCTATATGAGTGATATATTCATCTACTAAAATGTGACATTTACCACCTATTTCAGACCATCGTTTACAGAATCCAAAATCTTCTCCATAATACTTCTTGGTTTCGGGTTCATGATAACAATCAAAGAAGTTGTACATAAACTCTTTCTCCATCATTTCACCATTAACAATGGTAGGTTGATTAATTTTTAGTTCTGGTAATTCGGTAATCATTTTATCAAATACTTCTCTTTTAATTAACATACATCCGGTAGGAGCATGACTAACTTCCGCTACTCCGTTAATAGCGGTTATTTGATTTTTACCATCTAATTTCAAGGGCCAAGTAAATCCTTGCTTGGACATAGTATCCCCATCTTGTATATTTTTATGTTTAATTCTATTAGCAATTTTACCCCAGTCTAAATCTTTTAAAGGATAAGGAGCGGCTACCACATCTTTCTCCGCTGCTACTAGTTTCATAATAGTATCAAAAGAAAATTCAATATCAGAATCAATAAACAACATGTGAGTATAAGCATGTTTTTTAGATTCTTCCATAAACGCATTGACACATAAATTTCTACCTTGCGTTACTAAAGAAGATTTTAATAAAGAAAAAGAAACCAAAATTCCATTGACCATACATTTTTGTTGGAACGCTAATAAAGATTGTGTGTAATGAATAGAACATTCACTGTGCACTGGGGTGGCTACAAAAATAGAAGGTAATGTTTTAACATTAGGTACTTCTGTTTTCTTATCCTTAATCCATATTGGTTTACTTGGGTCTTGCATTAATAGCTCCTTTCAAAAAGTTATCCCATAAAGAACCAATACGAGTCCAGTTATAAAATTTATTAGTATAGTTAATTTGATCTTGTAAATGAGATTGTACTACTTCATTATCCAAGTTCCCCGCTGCTCGCTCAATAGCATAAGCAAAATTTTTGGCTAGATTATCGTAAGACTTTTGATAAGGAATATAGGCTGCATATTCGGCACAAGTTTCATACAAAGCTCCATAATTGGTAGTAATACAATAGAGTCCTGCCGACATCGCTTCGAGCGCCGAGACGCAAGAGGTTTCTTCAAAGATACTAGGATAAGCAAAGATGTGGTAGTTTTGTAATTGATCTACAATATACTCATTGGATTTATAACCAATGTAATTAACATTAGGTAATTGTTTTGCTTGTTCAAACAAAGCTTCAAAGTTTTTATTATTAGCTTGTTTAAATTGATCTCCATAAATTTCGGTAGAGGAATATACATCTAAAGTGATGAGGGGATTTTGAATCATTTGCATGGCTGCTAAGATTACGTTTAAACCTCTCCAAGGAGTTGGTTGAAAGATAAGCTTGATCGGATCCCCCTTTTGGTAAACTAAATTTCTAGGGGTAATAGTAGGAATTCCATTTTTAATAACCAAACATCGTTCGGTAGGAAGATTAAAAAACATTCTATATTTTTCATAGTTCCAATGAGAATTAAATACATACCAATCGTATTTAGAATGATTAGAGGTATCTTTAAACCAAGGTGCAATATTAGCTTGATCATAAGAATTGTGTTGCCATAAGATATTTACTTTATCTTTAGACAAAGGAATTTTTTCAGGAACGGAAGTAGTAATTTGAACTTGATTTAATAGTTCTTTATCTACATGTCTTTCTAAGAACTGCATTTGCAGTTCGGTTCCACCAAGTGGCTGCATTATTTTTGTCCCATTATTTTCTGTAAAAGATTTAATCCTTCATTGGTAACGGTCACTGCGGTATCCACTGCTAAATCGTCTTCCGCATGATGTTGTAAAAATTCTTCCTTAGTTTCATAAGTCTTATTAGTAGACTTACTTCTAAAGGTGTGTTTGGTTGTGGTCTCTATTTTATCCATTCTCTTGTGATCTATCTATCAAAAGATAAGTCACTTGTCCAGTAATCTCATTTGCAGAACCCGCCTGCATTTTTAATACATCTCCCGCTTCCATATTCAAAGGTCCTTTTAACATATTTTCTGTAGCTTTATTTAATTCTTGATAACTCACTTTTACATCAGAACCACCTGATTTGGTTAAAACTAAATGAGTATCTACATTACTAGCTGTGTCATGAACTGCTTGCACCGTTTTTACAATAGCAATAGAGGAAGCATTGATACTTAACACGGTAGTTAAATTAGTGGTGGTTAAATCAAACGTTTCGCTTTTATAAAAATTTGCCATTAGCTAAGAAACCATTCAAATTGTGTTTGTTCATTTTTTAAATCCTTTTGATAACCAAAATTTAACTCATTCTTTAATGTATTCAACCCTTCGTTCAACTGTCGTTGATTAGACACATCATATTCTTCTCTTGGTTCTGGAATGACCGCTGTAATTTTTGCCATTATCTTCTTCCTCCTGCATGGACATCTAATCTCAAGGTGCCATATCTCCAGGTTTCATTTAAATTTTCATTTTCAATTTTTAAACTAACCTGTCTTCCTCGAACTCTAGTACTTACAAAATTAGTAGTAGTGCTTACTGTAAACGGTCCTGTAATTAAAGATCCTGAAGCAGATGATTGTGAATCCGTGGCTGGATAATTAGTAAAGAACATAGTTACTTTTGCATTTCCACTTAAGTTTTTAAAGTCGGGTATAAATCTAGATACTCTCATAATATTTTCTCCATCTCCTGCAATCCCTTGTTCAGAAATATCGTAATCCCCTGATAAAATATAAGAAGAAATGGCAGTTGCATTACCATTAGCGTCTACTTCATTGACTCCCGTTTCATGAGCATAATATTTACTAGATCCAAAAGTATTGGTCACTCCATTAATAGTGGGAAAAGTAGGGGTTCCATTACTAGTAAATTCTGTAGCATAAGGAAGTTCATACGTGTGAGCATCATTATAAGAAGTTCTAGATAAAGATCCAGTGGTCCAACTTTGTTCCATAAAATTATATACCACGTTTCTATTAATTTGATCTGTGCCGTTCGCTGCATAGAACCAACCCACTTCATTATACAAAGAATTATGATAAGCATAAGCAATTTGGTTTGCATTATAATTAATTCCTAAGGCATCTCCTTGAGTAGTAAACACAAAATCTTCCACTAAGGATGGAAGTTGTTTCACCGTACCATCGAACATGAAGAAGCCACCACCAAATCCCATCCAATACACCGCACCTTGTGCATACACAGCTGCATGTTGTCCTAAACATCCACAGTTACTTCCTACTTGTCTAATAGAAAAAGTAAAAGGTGGACCTACAAATTGTATTTGATAAGCGGCTTGATCGGTTAATACTAGAACATAATCTTTTCCTTGTACCGCTGATATAATTTCATTTCCTTGATCAATTCTAAAGGTACCTGCAGTGTTGGTTGCGGTAGGATTCCATGTATTAATATCTTCTTGATTAGAAAATCTAATCAACATTGGATCTCTAGTAGACGAATCACCAATAGTTGTTTCGGTTCCCATTAAAAATAAATGTCTATCTCTGTCTGATACTAAACTTAGTAAAGAACTGGTAGGTGCGTCGGTTACCACCGTTGCTCTTGTGTCTAAGGCTCCAACTACTGCTGGATTCCAAGTGAACGTTTGACCATTTCTAATAGTTGCAACCAGTAATTGTCCATAGTTATCAAGTGACCAGGAGCCAGGATCTAGTACTACGGTGGTTGTATCTGATTCTTCTCCCCAACCTTCTCCTCCAACCTCTGATCCCCAAGCGGCTGTTCCCCAACCATAAGATGAAGTTTGAAAAATAGGTCCTACGGTAACGTAAGAATTTAATGTTGCAGAACCACCTGCTGTCATTCCAGTACCTGACTCTACACTTGGCATGGTGACAGTGACCGTATCAGAATCGGGTTGTGTAATTACTTCAAAAACATTAGTTGTAAAATCTGCATCGGTGTAACCGGTAACTCCTCCTCCTGGTAGCGTAACCGTTTTAAGTTTAAAATAATCACCTATTAGTAAACCGTGAGCAGTTAAATTAATAGTAACCGTTGCAGAGCCGTTAGTGGAAGTAAAAGTTACCCCTGTCTGATCTGCATTAATAGGAGTAATGTCATAAAAAGCACCTTCATAATAAATAACTAATACTTTAGCAGAGCCTAAAGCCGCATATTTTTTTCCATCTAAACCAGTCCATGTGTGTTGATCTCTAATAGGACCTGAGATGGTACTATTTACTAAATCTTGCCAACCACCTATTTTTTCAGGTTGGCCGTATCTAAAACGAACATTATCCCCATCTACCCATTGCCCTTCGGCACCGGTCTCTGTTTGTTGTTTATTAAAACCTGGTTTAAATTGTACTTTTTGTAAAGGCATAATCTTGCATTATATAGGTAGTTTTAGTAAAGTACAACTTAGAAATAAATGAATAAGAATACACCTACTACTATATGAAAGAAACAATAATCGTATTAAATGTTAAAATAATCAATGGATGCAATTTAAGCTGCAGTGGATGTAGTCATTTAAGTCAATATGCTTCTGCCGACAGTCGTATCAATCTAGAAACCTTATTAGAAGATTTAAAAGAATTTGACAAAAAAATAGACATCTCTCACCACATAAGTCTTCTAGGAGGAGAGCCTTTTTTAGAACCTAATTGGAGTGAATTTTTAACGGAAGTAGAAAAATTGTTTTTACATAAATGCCAAATTAGGTTTTATACCAACGGTCTTTTAATTCATAGAAATATAGATAAAATAATTATGCATATGAAACGAGGAACCAAATTTAGATGTAGTCTTCATGAATTACCACATACTCCAAAAGGAAAATTAATTATTAAAAATACTAAACTATTAAAACAAGAAGCCTTAAAACAAGGTCTAAGTATATCGGACATATCAGAAGAAAAGGATCTTTGGGATATATCAAAACATATTGCTTATTCTATTGATTATTTAGATTTATGGAAAAACTCTATGGTAGAAAAAAATGGAAAAGTATATCCTCATAACTCTAACGACATAGAAGGAAGCTATAGAAAAGGTTGTATTTGTGAAAATCCTCAACTGTATAAAGGAAGACTATATAAATGCGCTCAAACAGCTTACATAAAAGATATTTTAAAAACTACAGATCAGTTAGACTCAGAAGAATGGAAACCTTATTTAAAATATGATGGATTGAGTTTACAAGAAGACTTAAAAGAATTTTGCACTACTCAATATGAACCTAGTTGGTTTTGTACTCAATGTCCTAATTTTAATAATGCAAAACCTAGAGCACAAGAACCTAAAACTATAAAAAGAAAAATATGAATAAGAATACACCTACTACTATAATCGACAATTGGCTAGAACCACAATTAGCTAACTTTTTATCTGATTATTTATATAAAGCAATACTTTATCAAACAGGTCATGGATCTAATCATGAAGACAATTCTTCCTTTCTATACGGCGCTGTGCCTCTAAGTCCATTGACTGATTTTTTAATATATAAATTAAATTTTATTTATCCTGTTGAAGTATTACGAATATACACAAACTTACATTACAACAATATGGGAGGAAGTTTTCATATGGATGATGGGGATGTTACTTTTCTATATATGCCTTCTAAAAAATTAAATATGAACGAAGGCCATTTTGAAATTAAAGATGAAGAAAAAATTCAATATAAATTTAATCGTTTGATTTATTTTGATGCTTCAAAACTACATAAAGGAAATCCCCCTAAACAAAATATCCCTAGAATAACACTTGCTTTTAAAACAAAAAGATTAATATGATTGTTTATACTTGTTTAACTGGAGATCATCCTATTATCCCTGAACAACAACAGTTTGAAACAGGTATTAAATACATCTTTTTTCATACGCACGATATTAAAAACAAACATGGTCAATGGCAGTTTAAAAAAATACCTATAGAAAAAAATGAATTGTATACACAGCGTAAATATAAAATATTAAGCCATGAGCTATTTAATGAACCAAACGTTTATTTTGATACAAATACTGTTTTTAAACCTGATTTAAAAATTAAGTTAAATGAGTGTGTTCAAGAAACTGATTTTGCTACAGCCTTACATAACACTAGAAAAACATATCTAGATGAGTGTTGTTTTCTTTTGACCAAAGGAATGACTCCTAATCATATTATAAAAACAACCAAATATTTAAAAAAATTAAATTATGATTTTAGTAAACATGTTTGTATTTTAGCAGGGCAGATTATAAGATCCACAACAGATGTAGTAGAAAACATAAATAACACTTGGTGGAAAATGTGGCAAAAATTTGAAAAAAGAGATCAAATTTTTCTACCTGCTAGTTTTTATTTTAATAGCGCATCCCTTAAAACATTTCCTTCTTCATGGTTAAGAAATAGATCTGATCAATATTATGGTTTTTGGAAAAAATCAGAAGAATACTATCCAATTTGGAACAAAGGCAATACAACTACATTGCCAAAATTAATAAATGATATAAGTAGTATTATTAGAAATGATAGAAATATTTGATAATTTTTTTAACGAGCAAGATTATTTAAGAATAACTGCAGAGTCTAAAGTAAAATGGTCGCTTCGTCAAAGTCGTGTATATAAAGATTTAACAGATGATTTTTACACTAAGCACTGCACTAAACAAATAGGAAGCAAATTAAACAAAAAAGTTTCTTTGTACCGAGCATACAGTGTTGGAGTTTTTGCAAATGTCTCTGATATTCAAAAAATACATGCAGATAAAAACTCTACTCATACTGCTTTGTTTTATGTAAATCCAATATACGATAAATCATGGCTTGGCGGTACAATCATTTGGACGGATAAACCAAACTATATAGAATTTAAACCTAATAGGTTAGTTATATTTAAAGCAGAACTAGAACATACAGGTACCGTGTTCAAGGATAGTAAAGATAGTAGAATAATATGTGTGTGGAAAATAAATGTTGAGTAAAGAATTAATAAATCCGTCTTATGTATATAAGTATAAAATGCCATCTACCATTACAGATGAAGCATTAAATTATGTAGAACAATTAAAATTTAAAAAAGGATTTTTTAGACCTAATTCTACTTCGGAAGATTTTACTTTACATACTAAAGACCCTATAAAAAAGGGAGCGGATATTATTTTAAACCAAATGGAGCAAGTAATAAAAGAAAATAGCTTTGAAGCTAGTGACTTGCATATTACCAATTCTCAAGTCAATTGTACTAAACAAGGAGAATTTCATTCTCCTCACGATCATGCTAATTGTATGCTAACATGTGTATGGTATTTAAATGATGCAGATTGTAATACCTTATTTTATAGACTTAATGAATGGGTAGATCAAAAATTATATGTGTATCCAATGCGACCAAGAGGAGGGTCATCAGGAGCATCGTTTAATTTTAAATTATTAGATTGGTATGATGAAGAAGGACAACATATACAAGAAAACTTTCAACCTTTTATTATACATAAAGAACCAACCATTAAAAACAATGTGCTTATCTTTCCTTCTTCTATGCTTCATATGGTTACAAAAAATAAAAGCACACATAATAGATATACATTTAGTATGAATGTATTCCCTAAAAAGTTTGGACAAAAAACAAACCAAGTAGATTTAACATGATAGTTATTACAGGCTCCTCGGGTTGGTTAGGTTCTCATTTAAAAAAATATTTCTTAGATGTTATTGAGTATGATATTAAACAAAATAAAAACATATTAGATTTTACTCCACCTAGTAACTGTGATTTAATAATACACTTAGCAGCAAAACCAGGAGTTAGAGAAAGCATACATAATCCTGAAGGATACTGGAACGTTAATGTAGAGGGAAGTAAACAAGTTTTTAAACATAGCATACCTACTATCTACACCTCTACGTCCGCTGCAAAACAATGGTGGTTAAATCCTTATGCCACAACAAAAAAAGTAGCTGAAGATTTTAACGAATTAGGAACTAATTTACGATTAACCAATTTATATGCAGATACGTATGAAGGTAAAGAAGACTTATTTGGGTATAAATTTAAAAACAATACCTTACAGTATATCAGCAAAGGACACAGTAGAGATTTTATTCATGTAGAAGATGTGTGTGAGATTATATACAGATTGTCAAAACGACCTTTAATGAAAAAAACTTTTGATGTAGGATCAGGTGTTTCTATAAAATTAAAAGATATAGCTCCTTCTTTAATAGAAAAAGAAGCAAATCCCTATGAGCTACAGGAAAATCCATGTGATCCTTTTGACTTATTCAGTTTAATAAAATATAATTTAAAACATAACCCGAAAGAATATTTTAATGTTTGAGTTTATTGACAAATCAAGTCCTGTCCCTTCTCATAGCCAAAGTTTGGTTATCACATACCCTAGAACAGTTGATATTTTGTATGGTTATTATCCGCACCTTGCAGATATACACAATTTTATATTAGAAATTAAAGAAAAAATATCAAAAGAACATTCATATAAAAGCAATGTAAAAGGAGGAAAAACGCCATGGAAAGCCTTTGTAGACCATTCCTTTACTTCAAAATTTATCCAACATTGTATACTAAAACACCAAAGCACTCATCCTTATCTTTTTGAAAATTTTTTAAGTAAACAATTTATAAAAGAAGCATGGGGAACAGAAATTAAAGAAGGAGATTACGTAACTCCACATCATCATTCAACGTATAATGCTATTTTGTATTTAACAGATGGAAATCCTTTATTATTACCTGAGTTAAATTTAAAAATTCACCCTAAACCTGGTGATTATTATTTTTTTCCTCCTCAAATTCTACATGGAGTAGAAGCAAGTACTTCAAAAAAAAATAGATACAATCTAGTTCTAAATATAGATAGTGTTAGAGAATGGGATTTACCTTCTAATAAAAGTTAGAAACAAACCAACCAGTGGCAATATATTTAGTTCCTTTTAAAGGAGGGTTTCCTCTATGGACATATGGGAAATGCGCAGGGAATATACAAGCAGTTCCTTTTTTAGGAGATACTCTTTGTTTTTGATATAAAAATTCTGTTTCTCCACCTTCTTTAATATCATTTAAATAAACTGTAAACACCAAAAGGCGATCCATATCATCTACTTTGTTACCACGTTCTACATGCCATACATGGTATCCTCCAGAGGGCTCAGTTCTTTGTATTTTAAATGGACACCAATTAATGTCTTTTGGTAAAAATTCTCCTATTCCCGTTTCTTTCAAATACAAACTCAAGACATTTTCCATGGCTATTTTAAACAAAGGATTGACCTTTTTAAAAGTAATATCAAAATTTTGATTGTCTACGTTGCAAGAGGTATCTTTTTTTTGTGTGGGAGCCCCTTGAATTTCGTGTGCTCTTCCATATGTTTTTTTAAATTTTTCTTCTTGTAAGAAACCTTTTATTAATTGATCGCATATTTGATCATCAATAAAATTATCAAAAACACCTATGAAATCTTTAATACTATATACTTGTTTTTTATTTTTTTTCATCGTTTTTAAAACTTCGATAAGGACCATTTTGATCTACATAATGAAAGAAAACTTGAGCCATGTAATCACCTTTAAAATAATTCTTTCTTCCATGCAAAACATCACATCCTAAATACATTACGGCATCTCCTGTTTTAACTTCTATATCCTTATGTTCCATATGTAAAGGCCATGAAATACCACAACTATCTATATTGGCAGTTATACTAATCTCACAAGATTCTCTATCTGTATGGTCCTCTAAAATAGAACCGTACGTATATCCTCTCCAATAAGCATAAGTAGAGTATAGAGATAACTTAGACACCTCTTCTGCTTTTTTCATTTTGTTTATTAACATGATATCCATGATAGGATCTTTATAATAACTAGGAGCATTCAAACTTTGTTCGTCTAAATCTTTAATAGTAGCCTTTGCAGTTCTATCTATACAATAAGGTTGTAAAATACTTAACTCTTCTTTTGAAAAAAAATTATTTATATAAATATATTTTTGTTCTCTTATGCCAGCCAACATACCAAACTATACCTTGTTCCTTTTGTTATAGGTTTCACAGAATGTGGAAAAAGAAAATTAGAAGGAAACATTAAAACAGAACCCTCTTTTAATTTTTCTTCTCTTATTACATCTTCTTTTCTCGTTGTAGGATTGAAAAAAATAAATTCTCCACCTTCATAATTTGAATTTAAATTTATAATCACGGACATATATCTATCCATGCTCCCTGAAGATTCATTACCCCTGTCTGAATGTCTTTCATATTTCCCACCTTCTTGATATTTTAAAAAATCTATTTGCAATATCTTACTTACGTTACACCCAGGAAACATCATACTATAATTTAATAAAGGTACTTCTAGTAGTTTTCTTATTTGTAAAGAAAACATACACATAGGGATTAATTTAATTAAATTTTTTTTAGAACAATTACGTAACGAATAAATTTTAGGAATAAAAGAAATACCTTTTACATTTCTGATTTCTTTTTTTTCTCCCGCAGCAATAGATAAATTGGTGATATTTCTATTGTCTATAAAATCAGTGACTAAATTACACCAACCAGAAGGTATTAAAGAATCAAATCTTTTGACTGTATCTATAACTTTCATTTGCAAAAATTAAGAAGAGTAACTAGTAGGCCTTGGTCCTTTTCTTGTTATTTGTTCTTCTGTAGTTTCTTCTCTAAGAGCCAGTTCTCCTGGCTGTCCAAAGTTTTCATTATCTACAGTGAAAACATCAGCGTCCCATTCCGCTTGAATTTGTGCTAAATGAGCTACATCAAATTTCTCTATAAATTGAGAAAAATTTCCTAATACGTTAACGTCATAACTACCGTTAGGACTAGTATCTGCATACTCTACTTGATCATTATCCGTATTATCATCTGTAAATTGAATAGCATGTAGGTTTGAAAATTTAGATTGATTCCAAAATGCATCATCGTTAATTACATATCCTCTTCCTGTTTCTATATTAAAATCATCTGTTTTTTTGATAATTCTTTTGTCTGGGAAGATTACTGTCCAAATTCCGTGTTTCATATTTTCTCCTTTTAAGTTTTTATAATATATACTAAAGTTATATACTTTTGCAATACCGATTTAGCGTCTCCCGTTAAACCAGCCCCTGCTACAGCATGAACATGTCCTCCGCCTCCACCAATACTTCCTCCAGCGGATAAACTTCCACCACTTCCAGGGGCTCCACTAGAATTTCCAAAACCAGTCGCTGGATGCGCATGAGAGGCAATTTCTGACTCAGATAGAGTATGAGAGGCTAAATCCCCTGAAACATTTCCTGTGGCTGCTACCGTTGCAGCTCCGCCAGAACTAGCTAATGCTTTAGAGGGTGAATTATTTTGACAACATTTACCTTGTAAATTAGGTACGTTAAAAGTAGTAGAATTGTCTCCCACTCCATAAGTAGTACCCACCACAGAAAATAAATCTGCATACGTAGTTCTACTGACCGCAGTTCCATCACACTCTAAAAAACCGCTAGGAATAGAACTGTCACTCCAAGGTATTACTATACCTGTGTTAACCCCTTGAATACCAGTTAGGTTTGCTGCATCAAAATCATATCTAGTCGCTTCGTAATTTGCCATTATGTTTTTATAATATACGTTAAAGTTAAATAAGGTTGAAGTACACTATCTGCTCCACCTGTAAAATTCCCTGAAAAAGAATGAGAGTGACTTCCATCTGATCCTGCGTTTCCTGTGTTTCCACCTGAATTACTTCCTGTGTTTCCAGTCCCACTTGGAGAATTAGTTTCAGTTGTTCCTGCAGGGCTTCCTCTATTTCCTCCAGAAGGGTGGGTATGAGAAGGCAGTTGAGCGGTGCTAAGAGTGGTATTACCTGAAGAGCCACTAACATTTCCTGTAGTAGTTACTGTGTTTGCTCCACCTGTAGAAAATTGAGCTTTACCAGGAGATTTTCCTAAACAAGTCCTATCAGTTAAATCAGGTACGTTAAAAGTAGTAGATCCATCTCCTGCACCATAATTAGTTCCAACTACAGAAAACAAAGCAGCATACGTAGTTCTACTAACCGCAGCTCCATTACAAGCTAAAAAACCACTGGGAAGAGTAGAGTCACTCCAAGGTACAATAATACCTGTGTTAACTCCTTCTACATCAGTTAAAAACTGACCGTCAAAATCATATCTAGTTGCTTCGTAATTTGCCATTATGTTTTAATTATATACATTACAGTTAAATAAGGTTGTAGCACACTGTCTGATCCACCTGTAAAAGTTGCTGCTAACGGATGCGTATGAGCACCGTCTCCTCCAGCGGCCATTGTAGTAAAAGTTCCATTAGGGCTCCAATTTGGATAAGTAGGGACACCTTCATCAGGAAGACCCATAGATGAACGAGGTCCTGCTCCTCCTCCAGTACGTGCTCCTTGTGGATGAGTGTGTGCAGCTATGGTAGGGGTACTTAACGCAGTAGGATCAGCTCCTCCAGATACGTTCCCTGTCGCTGTAACAGCATCGGCTCCTCCAGTAGAAGCTAACGCAAAACTTGGACTTTTTGAAACAATTATTCTGTCTGTTAAATCGGGTAAATTAAAAGTAGTAGAGCCGTCTCCTGCACCATACGTGTCTGCAATAACTGCAAATAAAGCTGCATAGGTAGTTCTACTTACTGCTGCACCTGCGCATTCTAAGAAACCACTAGGAACACTAGCGTTGGACCAGGGAACTATAATTCCTGTGTTAACTCCTTGAATACCTGATAGATTACTACCAGAGAAATCGTACTTCGTAGCCTCATAATTAGCCATCGATTATTTCTCCTTATAAGTCCAACCAGTAGTTGCGTCTCCTGAGTATACTAATGTAAATCCAGCACCTTGTGTGTTGATGGTTAGATCGGCTGCAGAGTTGGCAATGTTAGAACCGTTTCTTCCTACTGTTAGTGCGTTTGTATTAAAATCATATCCTTGGTCAATAACTGAAACTTCTGATCCTGTAGATGGAGAAGCAGGTAAAGTCAAAGTGAAAATACCACCGTTAGTATTTGCTAAAATTTGAGCACCTTCTTGAACTGTTTCAGATGCTGATACTGCTCTCCAGTTTTTATCTTCTGAAACTTTTTTAACATTTGTTCCATCAGAATATAAAACATACGAGTTACCTTCTGCTATTTGAACACCTGTTCCGGTAGCAGTTTTTACTTGTACATTAAATCCTGCATGATCAACTGAGTTTTTAATATTATATGTTTTTTCAATTCCGTCTGGAACAACTACGTTTACAGAGGTAGTTGCTAAAGTTCCTGTAAGTTCTATAGTAGAATTTTTACCGTCTGAAAGGGCACCATTAGTAAATGTTAATGTTACTCCTTGAGTATTATTAACTGCAACAGATTCATAACCTGCAATGGCTTGTTGAATAATGTTTAAATTGGTATTAGTAATATCTCCCCATAGACCGGCTTTTTCACCCGTGACCATGAGCTCTAGTTTTAAATCCGTAGAATAACTTGATGGCATAATTTTTAATCCTTATTTTAAATATTTATAGTTATTTATGCGGCCGTGTCAATATTATTCCAAGTGACATTAGATCCGGTAGAAACTTCAGTATATGCTACAGAGGTGCCTGTGTCAACAATAGTCCACACTTGAGATACCTCATTTCCAAGGGCTAAAGTTAAATCTAAACCTGTTACAGATACATCGGTAGATCCACCTGCAAACACTGTTCCTATAGCGTTTTCTAAACCTATTCCTGTGATATCTGCAATAGTATTTGCATCTAATTCTGCTTGACCTTGAGCTATTTCTAAACCTATACCAGTAATAGCAACGTTAGCATCTGCTCCAACCACCGATCCTACAGCGACACTTGCAGATAAACCAATACCAACGACTGTAGCATCTGGAGAAGGATCCACAGTTCCTTCAGCGATTTCTAATGCTAAAGCAGTTGCATCAACATTAGCATTTGCTTGTGAGGTTTCATCTCCTTGAGCGATTTCTAAACCAATACCGGTTAAAGAAACAGTGACCCAGATTCCTGAACCACCCCATGCTTCTTCTCCCCAACCATCTCGGCCCCAACCTATTTCGTTATAAGATTCAACATCTCCTACAGCAGAAGTTAATTCAATTCCAGTTGGTATTACATCAGCGTTAGCTGTAACATTTTCTTCACCTAAATCTAATTCTAGTTGTTGACCTGTTAATTCAATAGTTGCACCAATATCAAATGTAACAGTTCCTAAACCTTCAAAATTTAATTGAGACCCTGTTGGAATAATAACTGCATCAGCAGTTGTGGTAACTGAATTTAAATTTAAATCTAATTGTTGACCGGTAGTAAGAACACTTCCTGCTATACCCCAACCAAATTCTCCCCAAGGTGATCTGCCCCAACCTGTATTAATTTCTCCTGCAACAGTTTCATCACCTAATGTAGTATTTAATTGTATTCCTGTAGGAAATGCTACAGCATCAATTTCATTAGTATTCCAAGAGACTTCACCCCACGCATTATTAGACCATCCAAAATCAACGGTAGCTGTAATGCTTTCATTTCCTTGAGAAACTTCTAAACCGATACCTGTAAGCGCAACTGTGGCGTTACTTTGTTCACCAAAGTTACCTACGCTCCACGCTAGGGATCCCCAAGTATTGGCCATAGGAGGTTACTCCTATGCGTCGCCGATTCTTAAGATCGCAGCGGAGGTTGTAAAAGCTGGGAACTGAATGGTAAAAGTTCCTGAAGTTGCGGTTTTGTCTGCGCCAAAATCTAAAACTGCCACCGCCTTATCAGACGATGAAGTATTATAAATTAAAGCACCTCTAGCTGTTAACGTTACACCTGTAAAAGATAAATCTGCAAAATCAACAATCGCAACACCGGATGAGACTGAAGTACTTGGATTTGGTTTTACTAAGGTTCCACCACCTTGAGTATATTGTCCAGAATCAGGAACTTGGTCCCCTGTACTATCTCCTGGATAAACTGTAGTAGTAGAATTTAACGTTGCCGCAGAAGTATACAGAGCAAGTTTAAAAGTATCACCACCAGTAAATTGAAACGTATGTTCCCCTTCTAGTAGTTCTTGTTTAAAACTGTTCGCAATCGCTTGTGTTATAGCCATAGTTTACTCCTTATTGTTGTTTTGGAAGTCGAGGTGAACCACTATCGTATTCATCTCTTCTTCGTCTTCCCATTTGTTCAACTGTAAATCCTTCGAGAGCCTGCTTATATTTTCCTTCGTAATACTGGATCATATCCGCTGGACCTTTTAAAAATCCAAAAGCTTCTACTAAACATGCATATGTTAAGCCGTTGGGAAATTCGGTACTTAAATATGTAGTGGTATTAGTACTCGATAATCCATCTGGTTTCAAGATATAATTTATCTGCATGTTATAATTTATGTCTGGAGTAGGAGCTACTACAATCGTGTTTTCATCCCAATAAGAGTAGTATTTAGGTAATCCTTGAACTCCGGTAGGGTCATACTCCGACATGAAGCTGGTATCTCTGTATTCTAGAAACGAGCGGCTAGAGTTATCTGCTCCACCGGTAGAATTAGTGATTTGAGCAGATCGAATAACTAATGTTTGATCATTTATAAGAGGTGTATTTACATATCTTTGACCTGCTACAATATCTGCTTGCGCGTATTGTCTATTGTTATCTGAATCTACATCTCTTAAAATTCTAAATTCTGCATCTAATAGAAAACCATCTACAATCGTAGAGGTAAATACATTAGAATCTACTTCACAATAATCTCTGATTTTTTGTACTAATTCTGCATATGTCATTAAGATCTTCCGTCCGTTACATTAACATTTAATGGACCTGCAAGGCAACCATTTCCTCCACCTGTAAAGTTAGCAACCCATGAGAAACCTTCATCATTGTCTTTTAAATAATAGCCATTTTGATTAGTAACTGTTGGGGGCTGACCTCCGCTTGGAGAGGTTGTAGTATTTAAAGAATAAACTTCTCTTGCTCCAAAAACATTTGCTCCAGCGGAATGAGCACTGGCAGTAGTGTTTGCAAAAGTCTCACCTCTAAAAGGTGAGTTAGTTCCTCTAGTTAAACCTGATAAAGTTTTTGTTCCAGAATTATAAGCTGCATATTGTATGACTTCATTTTCATATAGTCCAGTTGTAGAATTAATTTTTTCAATCATTAGGTATCCACCGTTAGTGTAAAATGAAGTTGCATCAGTTACTACCATCGAAGTATCTGTAGCAGTTATGTTTGCCGATAAAGTTGTAGTCATTTCTAGTTCTTTAATAGAAATTACACTTGCAGATCCTGTTGATGACAAAGGTTGGGGTATACTCATTAATCTTACAAAATCCCCAACTAATATTCTGCTATTAGGTTGAGATACTTGAAAAGTTGCACCGACAGTAAGAAGATTTGGTGTACTAAAAGGATTTATTTCTAAAAAATCTGCAGTAGGTGGTTCTAATCTTGCAGGTCTTGCAAATTGTAATCCTTGTGGATCTGCAACCGTTGGTTTTGGTTCTAATTGAGGTTGTTTTGGTTCAAACTCAGAAGTATGAACTCTAGCACCATTCCATTCTACTACCATTTCTTTATAAGGAAATGCCATTCCACTTCGGTCTGAAATAAATTGTGCAAATCTTCCTCTTGATAAATTAGACATTTGGATAATAAGTTTTAGGGGTTATAAAAGTACTAGAAGAAGATCCGTCTTCTTCTAACGCTCTTTGTAATTCATCTTCATACAATAATTTTAATTCTTGAGTTCTTGCAGGTGCTTTTTTAATAGATAAATAAAAAGCTAATCCTGCGCACATACATGGAACAAATCGATATGGAACATCGGTTGCATTAGTATAGGCTCCTGAATCTTGAATTCTTTTTACGTAATAGTAATTAATAAAATTTCCTGCTTCTGTACTTCCAGGAGTTAAATATAAAGTGATGGTTACTTTATCAATAAAACGTTGTACAAAATATTGTGTAGGAGTTCCTTGTTGAGTTTTAGAAGAAAGACCTTGATACGTAGATCTGCCAATTTTAGTTAAAGAAAAATCAACTCCTGAACTATTTCTATATACTGCTTCTAAAATATCATCTACTCCATAAATAGCAGTAGCATCAGAAGTACCATCTCCTGTAGAACGATACATCGTATATTCCGATTGACCATCTACTAAAGTAATAGAATTATTTCCTACTTCCCAATAATGAAGTCCTCTATTTCCCCATTCTTGAAATAAAATATTTAACGATCTTCTTGCTGAAACTAAATCATAACCCGAAGCAAGCGTATAGCCTATTCGTTCGTATGACTCTTCTATGATTTCATCAATAGAAAAATTCTTTTCAAAAACGTAAGTTCCAGAAGTAGTGTTAGCCATTTAGCCTCCTACCCTGCTGTTAAACCGGGGCCTGAATATTTGTCTGTTAGTAAAGTAACTGCAGCTACTGTAAAAGTAGAAACATAAATTCCTTTTGGAAATAAAATTCCATCTTCAGGAAATGAAAAATTAATAATATCTCCTGCAGGGACATCCGCTTGGAATAATGTGTCTCCAGTTGCACTAGTAGTTTTTAAAATAACAGTACCTGACGTTGCTAAACCTGCAACAATAATTCCTCTTAGTCGAACTGGTGGTGCTACAACTACACTGGCAGTTGCTCCTGCAATTCTTGTTGCTTGTATGTCTGCTTTATATGAACCCATTTATATTCTCCTTAAAATTTTTATGTGGGGCCGAAGCCCCACACTAATTAGTTATTACGAATCGCTAAATGGTGTAACAATACTTCCTGATCCTAAGATCAAAGTATTGTGTACCAAGTATTGAGCTGCTTCTAAAGCAGTAACTGTAATTACTGAACCTACAATTCCACCAGTTGTTGTTCCATTCATAGAAAGAACATCATTTGCTGCTGCAGGAAAGAAAGCTTTTTTAGCTCCATCATCCACTGCAATCATAGCTGCGCCTGTGAATTTATCCACACCATCTGTTTGAATTTGAACATCAGTTGCTAGTGTATCTATGTAAAACATAAATGTAGCACCAATGTTATTTAGGTTATTGTAGTCAGTTTCACCTGCCGTTGCTCCATTAGCATTAGTATTAATACTCGGTAAAGTATAAATACCATCTGCATCCTGTGAAAGTAAAATTCTTCCAGCGTGAGCATTAACTGTTAAATTTAATCCTTGAGCACCTAAGCCTGTAGAATTAATTGCTTTTGTTATTCCAGGGCCTGTAGTTATAAAGCCATTTTTAGAAATGACCGGTCCTGAAAAAGTTGTATTTGCCATAGTATTATTCTCCTAGTTATTTTTACATAGTCTCTAGGCCGTCGACTATACCGCGTCTATGTAAAAGTTTTTTTTATGTATAGTAAGCAAACTATATAGAATTTTTGAATAAAGTGCAAGATGTCCTTATGGGAAAAACGCTTTTTCCAGCGATAATAGCTTGACTAACTAGCCAGCTATAGAAAACTCAGGAGCAACGGACTCTATTTTAACTTGATGTAAGATTTCTTTAGTTTCAGTGTCTTTAATTTGACTGATAACTTTTTTAATCTCTTCATCAATCCTAACCATATTCAAGGTATATCTACCTTCTTTAATATGGTCTTGCTCCCACTTTAGTTCAAGCGATCTTTTGGTTTGGTAAAGATCCTTGATCTGATTGTGTTCCATGTACAATCTCCTCGTAGGTTAAATGACAATTCTTTTTAGAACTACCATTAGGAGTGAACTTTATATCTTTTTTTCCTATTTTGTCAAGGATAGCATTTTCAACGCTATCCGCTGTATCTAATGCTTCTATAGTGGTTTCTGCTTTATATCCGTATGCACTTATTTTAACTAAAAATTGTTTGATCATGGTTCGTCCTTTCTATCAAAAAGAAAGGCCCCAGTAAAGGGGCCTCTCTAATAATTAATACTTTAAAATCAAGTATTAAGCTGCGCCGGAAGAACCGAACATTCCTCTAGGGTCAGACCAACCGAAAGAGTATCTCTCTCTCGCTTTGTATCTAACATTCCCAGTATCGAAGTCACCTTCCATAGCTGTTTTGATTGCTGCTCTTACAAACATCTTCATACCATTTGGTACATCAGTTTTGATAAAATACGCATCAGGGTCTGTTAAGAAATTGTTCACAGAGTAACCTTGTGGAACCATTCCCATAGACGCAATTGCGTTGATATCATTGTCTGCAGTGCCAACTCTTTGAGAAGACTTCATTAATCTTTCCGCAGTAAATTGTAATTCACTTGGAATGATCATTTTGACTCCTCTAGCCGCAACTTTTAAACCTCTTTCATCAGTAAATGCACTGATATCAATCAATGATTGTTCTAATGAAGTTTCGTTTAAGTCCGCTTGAGTTGCTAATGTATTGCTGAAAGTTCCAGCAATAGTAGGATGGTCTGCCGCTAAAAGGGGTTTTCCATCTCCACCAGCATAACTAGTACTAAACGCATTGTTTAATACAGCTGCTGCTTTTACTTGTTTGGTATTCGCCATAGATCTTGCTAAAGCTTTTGTATATCTAGACGCTAATCTATCATACAAATTGTCCTCAATCGCTTCTTCAGTGATTGCGAACGCTAAAGCAACAGTCTCGTGCGTATATCTAGCAGTAAATGTTTCTTGAGCGTTGTCAAATGTCACACCTGAACCTTCCGGTTTTACTTGTGCATTTGCGAAACCTGATAACATTACTTCCTCTTCGAAAGCTCTGTCAGAAGTTTCAATACCGCCGTCGAAAATCTCTACGTGCTGATTTTCATACCTTTTGTATTCCAGGCCGAATAGTGCATTCAATCCTGGCTCTAGTTCTTTAACTAGTTGTCCTCTTGATATAGCCATAATTTATTCTCCTATTATATGCCTGTTGTTGATTTTAAGAAATGCTCGTTGATAATACCAACAACGTTTACATTAGCTGCATATGTCGTAACATTAGACAATTCACTGTTTTCGATGTCTTTTGCAACACCTAAAATTCTGAATTGTTTGCTAGCTGTAGTAACGTTACTCGTATCCGAGTCGATTTCTACTTTAGATACAAAGTTTGGGGAAGTACCTGCAGCATAAACGATATCAGTGTTTAATCCGATATCCGCTATTGCTAAAGTTCCGTCCGCTTGAACTTCAAATCTTTCATATGGGTCATCGGATACGAATCCAACGATATCAGTAGCTGTATTACCAGCTGCTAGATTATTTGCCCATCTTGGTTTTTGGTTAGAAGCATCAGTGTACTGAACACCATTAAGTGATCCTAATAGAACCGCAGATGTAGTTGCAGCTACCGCAATGTAACCAGTAGCAGCGAACTGCACTGGGTCATTTTGATAAATTGCATCTGAACTTGCAGCAATATTATATTCACTTAAACCTTGGTTGTCAGCATTCTGACCCACTTTTCCGATCGGTCTAAAACCGAACGCTGCGTCTTTATTTGCCATTTTTTTTCCTTGTTTAAGTTTAATAATACCGCGTTCTTTTTGGAATTACTAAAAAATTACTTTTTAGAACCACCAAAAGTTACACGACTCTGCCTCTCACTATTGAAAGGCATACTTGGGTGCTGTTCCTTCAGGAGATCGTTGTTGACAGCTTCTTCTCTGTCTTGCGTTTGTTGCGCGTAATATTTCGTACGTGCATCTGCAACCTCTTTGGGTATCCTAGCCAGCACTAGGCCACCATGTCCAATAACACCTGCGTATTTTCCTTCTTTAACCGTGGAATAAGATCCTTCTGGATAGTCATCGGCTCTCACCAATTCCCAACCTGATCTTAGTTTGCTCGAGATATTTTTCGTATCGTCGTTTCCTAAGATTTCAGTTCTCAACCAACGATGGACAAATCCGTCCTTTGGCGCGGGTGCATCTAAACTTGATGGTGGAGTCCAAGTTACAGGTTTCTTTTCAGAATCTCTGCTTTGGCTCGCACGAGGGGTCTTCATTTTATCGTTTTCCATATGCCTATACCTCCTTCATGTATTTTTTTTGTTTCGCATACTCTTCTAATGGCACTCCTAATTTTTTAGCAATTACAACTTCAGTAGGGGTGAGTCTGACAGTTTTGCGACTAGAATTTACACTTCGCCTTGCTGAAGCTACTTGTTGTGTCGGCCTAGTCGTATTAGTTTTTGCCGTTTCCTCATTAGTATCAAATTTATGGGGAAATTCAAGTCTTATTCTTTTATCAATTTCAACATAATATTCGTCACTTTGAGGATCATAACCTTCTTCTTCGGTTAAGGTCTTATGCAGATCAAAAGCAGTATACGTCATTGCTTTATCCGAACCAAACCATCTATTTTTAGCGGCCCAGCCTTCTGCTTTTTCATCGGGTACGTTTCTTTTTGGTTGTTGAGGGATATCTAAATTATCCATAGTAGGAATAATAGTATCTTGTTCCTCTTTATATGCTTTTTGTTCTAACAACCTAGCTTCTTCGTAACCGAGACGAGAAATATCTTTTTGGATATCTACTTCTAAATTAACATCATTCGATTCTCGCGCCTGAGCCAGTCTAGCTTTAGCACCTTCTAAGGCAGCCGCTAATTTAGATTCTCTATCTTTTAAGCTGTTAGTTTCTAAAGAAGAATATTTTTTACCTAATTTTTCTGCAGTTTCCTTTTGGGTTCTTGCATAATTAATAGCTTCTTCTTTTTGACGTTCTGCTTCTCTCCATTTTTTGGTTAGTTTGGCAATTCGTCTTTGCACATCTTTACTGTAAACTTCTAATTCGTCTTTCTTTTCTTCTGTCTTATCTTCTGTCTTATCTTCTGT